AATCTTATGGCTGAAGACACCAAGGAAAGTGTAGAAAAATCAATCCTTGACAAACTAGGAAAAAATGAGGTAAAATTGGAAAAAGATGGATTTACCCGTGGTAAATGGATAACCTATGAGGAGGTTAGAAATGACGGAAGACCTGTACATTACGAAACGGTCCTTGGAACTAGAGTGGCAAAACGAGCATCTGAAGGACGGGAAGCATAATATTCGGATGATTGAGATCAATAAACAAATCCAGGATGTTATTAAAGAGATCATTGCCAAAGAATTTGAAGCAGATACTCTTCAAACCAAAATACACGACTCCCAAGCCGAAGTTTCGATAGCCACTTAAGCGCTATCATAAATCACACATTTCTGTAGGGATACCTTGCGCTGAACGTAAATCTGCGTTATAAATTAAGTACTAAGTATTTAAATTCATAAATTGGTTGTTCTTTACTTAGTAAGAATAACTGGCGCTAGGAGGCGCTGATATTATGACAACACACTTTACATCAGGAGTTACAAATGTGACTGCTACTGGTTCTGGTGGTAAATTAAAACTACCTGATCCAATTAAGTTTCATACTCAAACTCTTGATTTTGATAAATATACTGCTGGAGATTGGGTCATTACTACAACTGAAGCTGGTACAGGATCTGCTACTGAAGCACTAACAAGTGCGGATGGAGGAGTTCTTCTTATTACCAATGCAGCTGGAGATGATGACTTTGATTCTTTACAGTGGGCAGGTGGATCTGGAGCCGTGTACGAATCGTATTTGTTTGATGCATCTAAAGATTTTTTCTTTAAATGTAGAATTAAAATAAGCGATGCTACAGATGCAACTATGATCGTAGGACTTCATATCACGGATACAACTCCCGTTGCTGCGATTACAGATGGTATTTACTTTCTGAAATCCGATGGATCAACTACTGTAAGTTTAGTGGTAAACAAGGATAGTAGTGCAACAACTACTTCAGCGGGTACAATGGCTGATGACACTTGGACTACTCTTGGATATTACTATTCTACAAAGGATCGTAAATTCTATATCTACAAAGATAATGTACAAGTAGGTACTAGTGTTAATACAAATGCACCTAATGATGAAGAAATTGCTTTATCATTCACTATACACAATGAAGAAGCTGTAGCAAAAACTATGTCTATTGACTATTTAGTTGCAGGCAAAGAGAGAACAGCGACTACAGAACTGTAATAATAAAACTATTCTAAGCTCCTTCGGGAGCTTAGAAGATTAAAGGAATTGAATTATGGCAAACGTATCAAGCGTAAAAAGTAAACAGATTTTATACGGAGCAGATGTTGATGCTATTTCTGCATCAGGAACTGCAACGACTTTAGTTTTATTAAATAGTGGCCCATGGGTTAATGCTCAAACAGTCACTTTGACTTCTAGCGCAGATAATTCAGGAATCACTTTTGCTACTGTAGGAAAAGATGCCGATGGTGCGGCTCAAACTGTAAGTGCTACAACTGGACCTGATGCTGAGACAGTAAGTGTAACAGGAACTTGGACCGAAATTACTAGCATCACGGCTAGTGGGGCGATCACGACTGATATTTCAGCAGGAGTTACAGGTGGGGCGACTACAGGAACTGTATTTGCTGGCAGAACTCGAATAAGAGGAATGAACGGAGTCGCAGGAGCTGGAGCAGGACGTCTTTATTTTAAAAACTCTTCTGCAACTACTGGCGCTAATAAATTCATTTTAGATGTAGATAGTGGAGAAGCAATTGCTCCTTATATTCCGGATAACGGAGTTCTATTTCCAGGTGGAGCTTATTTCGCTTACGATGGAACTGCTGTAGTTGGAGTCTCAGTACAGTATGACGGGTAGGGTTAGATGGCTAACACTACTTCTGGCACATACATTTTTGGAAAGAACTTTTCTGTTGATGAAATAATAGAAGAGGCTTACGAAAGATGTGGAGTCCAATCTGTATCAGGATATCAATTAAAAGCTGCAAGAAGATCATTAAATATTCTTTTCCAGGAATGGGGAAATAGAGGAGTTCACTATTGGGAAGTTGCTAATAATTCTTTTACTTTAGTAAACGCTCAACCTGTTTACACAATGTATCGATCAACTGCTGATGGCACTTCGGATGCTACTGCGGTTTATGGAGCAGCAGATATACTAGAAGCTTCTTACAGAAATGATTCTAATATAGATTCACCTTTAACTAAAATTGATCGTTCAACTTATCAAGCTTTTTCCAATAAAACAGCTACAGGTCAGCCTACTCAATACTGGGTTCAAAGATTTATAGATAAAGTTAATATAACTTTATATTTAACTCCTGGTAGTTCTCAAGCAGGCGATACTATTAATTATTACTATGTCAAAAGAATTCAAGATGTTGGAGCCTATACCAATGCTGCTGATCTTCCTTATCGTTTTATTCCAGCTATGACATCGGGTCTAGCATTTATGTTATCACAAAAATATGCAGTTGAAAGAACACAAGCTTTAAAATTATTATACGAAGATGAACTAGCGAGAGCTTTAAAAGAAGATGGTTCTCCAACAAGTGCTTATATTACACCAGCATCTTATTATCCAACGGCGAGTTAATTATGACAAAATTTGCAACAGGAAAACATTCTTTAGCTATTTCAGATAGAAGTGGTCAAGCTTTTCCTTATTTAGAAATGATAAAAGAATGGAATGGAGCCTGGGTTCATTTTTCAGAGTTTGAAAAAAAATCTCCACAACTTCAACCAAAACCTGTTAGCGCTGATCCGCAGGCTTTAAAACGTGCAAGACCCGCACGAACCGCTTTTTTTACACCAAGTGTTTTAAATGATAATCCTTTTGCAACAACGGGAAGTAGCACAACCGTAACTATTACAGAAGATAGACATGGAAGATCTACTGCGGACGCAGTAAGATTTTATGAAGTCAAAGAACCTGTAGGTGGAGTTGGTATTTCTACTTTTGAATTAAATACGACATTAAATGGAACTATTACAGATAGTGCTACAACTATTACATTAACAGATGCATCTTCTTTTCCTACTTCAGGGTACATTGTAATTGTTTCAACGGATGCTACAACAGGGCTTTATACAAGTGAAACTATTCAATATACAGGAAAATCAACTAATGATTTAACAGGATGTACTCGAGGAACTTCAGCACCTTCGTATGGAAAAACTCCAGCATCTACAACTGCTGTTGCTCATACAACTGGTGCCAAGGTCTATGGATCTTATTCCATTACTAAAGTTGATAAGACCATTAATTATCCTGGACAACCCGCAACCGAAACAGTTAGTAATCAATTTACAATTACTTTAGTTAGTAATGCAACATCAACTCAAACAGGAGGGGGATATTTTGTTTTCGGTGGTCCCGTAAACGATAGACCATAATGGCCTACACTTTAGCAAATTTACAAACTGATATTAGAAATTATACCGAGGTCGATAGTACGGTTCTATCTGATTCTATCGTTGCTACCTTCATTAAAAATGCTGAAAATAAAATTTATAGAGAAGCAGATAATGATGACAATAGATCTTATGATACTTCAAATTTGGTTATTGGAAATAGATATGTAACGATTCCTTCAGATCTTAGAATTATTAGATATATTCAATTAGCAAATACTAATGTTTCACCAACTGTTCAGGTATTTTTAGAAAGTAAAGACCCTTCCTATATGGCTGAATATTATAATACACCCTCAACTTCTTCAGGATTACCCAGATACTATGCTAACTGGGATGCTAGTTATTGGGTCGTTGCTCCTACTCCAGATGCTCAGTATGAAATTACAATGGCTTATGTAAAACAGCCAACAAGTATAGTTACAGATACGGCAGGAACCTATCTTTCCAACAAATATCAAGATTTACTTTTATATGGATGTCTGGTAAATGCATACGGATACTTGAAAGGTCCAGCAGATCTGATACAATACTATACGCAGGCTTACCAAGTAGCCTTACAATCGTATGCGATCGAACAACAGGGTCGTAGACGTAGGGATGAATATCAAGATGGAGTTATTCGTACACCCCTTAAATCACCGTTTCCATCGACTTATTAAGGAGAAAAAATATGGCAAACGTAATACCTTTTTCATTCCGTGGAGAATTATTCTCGGGAACACATAATTTTGCATCTGGAGGAGATGATTTTAAATTAGCTTTATACACTTCTAATCCCTACACTACATCGAGTACTGCTTATAGTGCAACGAATGAGGTAAGTGCTTCTGGAACAAATTACACTACAACTGGAAATACTTTATCAGGTAATGCAGTCGCTTATGGAACAGCAGTTGCATCCTGTGATTTTAGTGATACCTCATGGACAACAGCTACTTTTGCAGCAGCTTATGGAGCAATTTACAATGATGATCAATCAGATAAATTATGTGTGGTGTTAGATTTCAGCGGAACTAAAACTTGTACCAATGGTACATTTACAATTTCTTTCCCTAGTCCGTCTACACCCGCAGATGCTATCATAAGTATGGCTTAAGGAGATTAAATGGCATTAGTAATAAATGACAGAGTAAAGGAAACTAGTACAACAACTGGAACAGGTACTTTTAGTTTAGCAGGTGCCGCAACAGGTTTTGAAACTTTTGTTGCTGGTATTGCAAATGGTAACACAACGTACTATGCAATATTTCTTCAAGGATCTAATGAATGGGAAGTTGGACTTGGGAC